GGTGAAGTTGGTATCTAAAGCAGAATACTTATTAAAAATAGCCTGTTTGGTTGCTTCATTTGCATTTACATAATTTGGATCGTTTAAGATCTCCATCAAATTAGGCATGATAAATCCTTACTTTTTGGGATTTAATAAAGGATTATTTACATCTACAGAATTATTTTTAGAGCCAAACAAATTACTGAAGAAATTACCATCGTTTTTGTTAGTTACTTCTGGTGGTACAACAAACGGTGGTGGAGCAACATATGGTCGAGTGACTTTATAAAAGTCATAATAACCTTGTTTAATTTTATTAATTTGATCATCATAAGCTTGATACTGTGGAGTGCCTGGCTCATATCCAGACTTATCACGTTGCTTAATTAATGCAGGAATATTGTCATCGGCTTGAATTGCCATCGTAGCTTTGTAAAGTAGTTTATCTTCTAAAGATGGTTGATTTGCACCAGCAGCGGCACGTTGAGCATTTGCCATAGCCTTAGTTGCTTCAGCTTGAGCCATCATTGCTTTGTGATTCAATATACCACCCAATACTTGTGCAGATGATTGACCAAGAGCATCTCTACGAGCTTGATCTTGTTTAGCAGCTTCAAGCGTTCCTTGTTGGATAGAGCGTTTAGCAGCATTAATATCAGCAAGACTCTTCTGCATACCAGATTCAGCACCTAGAGCCGATGTTCCAACGCTACTTAATAAATTTCCAAATGTGCCACCTGTACGATCACCAGCACCACTCATCATGCCAATACCTGTACGGAATGCAAACTCAGGAAGAACCATTGCTCGTTGTTGTGCAATATCAGCCTTTTGTTCTTCTGCTAATGGTTTATAAGCTTCAGTTACCGTACCTTTACCAGACTGTACATCACTTAATACGTTCGTTAAATAATTTCTAAATAATGCAGCATCTTGATCAATATCACTCATTAATTTTTCTTTATCTGGTGCAGTCGTTGATCCGCCAAGAGCTAACGCTAATATTCCACCTTCAGCCATCTTGGTCATATCACCAGTACCAATAGCAGCAATTCCTGAACGATTCTCAGGAGCCATCGCCATTTGTTGTGGAGAAGGCAAAGTACTCGTAGGCATTGGATTTGGCAACGGTTGAGACATGATTTTGCCAGCCTCTGGGTTACTATGCATATAACCATGCATCTGATCTAAACCTTGAGCATACATCTTCGCCATTGGACTTGAAGATGGGCTTTGCTGAACTTGCTGAAGTTGCTGATCACTCATCATTGTCATTGGCACAGCACCACCAGTAGCCATTGATGTGATCTTACCACCACGCTTAGATCCTTTTGTTGCTGTGTTATACATACCTAAACCACCAAGACCAGCTAATCCTAATCCACCTAACTGGGATACGGTACTTGGAGGAGCTTGATACATTGTCGTTGAAGTCTGCTGTGTAGGAAGACCACGCAACATCGCATTCATAACACCTAACTGCATAAACGGATATTGTTGTGCAGTCGCATAGTTTTGAACAGCTTGATTGATAATATTCTGTTGAGCTTGAGTCTGTTGAGCACCTAATTGATTCTGCAAGTTGGCAATGTTTTCTGTTGCACCCAATTGCATATTACCAATATTAGCTAAGTTTGTGCCTGCTGTGCCAGCTTGTCCGTATCCTGCTTGTTGAGCACCAACGCCAGCAAGACCTGCTTGAGCACCTTGCATACCTAAATTAGCTGCTTGACCTGCACCCTGCAAGCCCATGCCATAACCTTGCATTGCTTGAGAACCAGCTTGCCCAGCTCCTTGTAGTCCCATACCAAGACCTTGAAGTGCTTGAGACGCTGCTTGACCATATCCAGACAATGCTTGTTGATTACCTTGTAATGCCATATTGCCAGCTTGATTAGCACCTTGTAATCCCATTCCATAACCAGATAGAGCCTGTTGATTACCAGCTAAAGCAGCAGCATTGGCTGCATTCATTTGTTGCTGTGCATTATTAAATGCTGTGTTATATCCTTGACCAATTGCTTGCTGGGCAGCTAAATCACCACCCTGTTGCACTAAAGCATTTTGTAATGCTTGGCGAGAACCACCAAAAGCACCAGAACGAGTTGCGGCAGCTTGTTCGCCAGCACTTTGTATTCCTGTTTGTTGTCCCAATAATTGGAGCTGAGGATTTAAACTAGCCTGAATATATGGGTTCATGTAAGACTGAACCGCATTAGGATCAGTAGACATCTGCCCTAATTGTTGACCAATATTGGCACCTTGCTGTCCTTGCATAGCACCCATACCGCCATACATAGATGACTGACCAGCAAATTGATTGCCTAGATTTGCACCTTGTTGTCCAGCACCAGCAGATAGTCCAGCATATTGTTGACCTGTCTGAGCACCTTGACCACCATACATATTGGATAAATTGGCAGCTTGCTGTCCAGCCTGTGAACCTAAACCACCGTACATATTAGATAAGTTTGCACCTTGCTGACCTGCCCTGTTAGCCATGCCACCATACATACCAGCTTGACCAACTGTATTTAATGCACCTTGCCCAGCTGTGCCAGCTAAATTACTTGCTTGATTAAATTGGTCTGGTGTTTGTAAATTGGCAACAGTAGATTGTGCCTGTTGTTGCATTGGACTAAATGCAGCAAAATAATCAGATGGATTAGTACTATATGGTTGATATGCTTTAAATGAAGTCATATCAGGATTGAATATCTGTGCCTGTGTAGCATTGAGCATATTCGAGGCGTAAGGAGCCAGATAATCAGGAATCTGAGTATTATTTACATTTTGCTGAACTGGAGCTGGAGAAGAACTACCACCCATACTAATCCTTTAACATTTTCGTAAACACTTTATCTGTTTGCTTATAACCTAAATATTCCAACAATCTTGAATTATCCAAATGAATCTTGGTATGAACAATCACTCGATCTACTTTACAATGCTTTAACACTTGTTCGGCATATTGAAATAGTTTAATCCCAACACGACCTTTGCGAAACTCTTTTTTAACAAAATACACATCTTCTATCGCTGTAATACATGACTTATAGTGTAAATGTGGACTAATCATAAAAATAATATAACCAATCAACTCACCATCATTCCTACAAGAAACACAACGCAACATGCCTAATTCTGCATACTTTCGATAGGCATCATAATCAGGATCCCAATCAAAGTCTTTTGTTACACACAACTCATCATAATGCTCTGGAAGAAGCTGTTCAAGCTCTTCTACTAATTTTATAGGATCGCAGTCTGCATAAACTATCATGCTGGTAAATGCTTATACGCCTTTGTATCCGCTGCAATATCTTTTGCTTTCCTTCTTGCTTCTTTAATTCTATCCATCATGGCATACAATCTTTTAGCTCCAGCATCTGTACTGCCATTACCCAACTCAGAAACAATCCTTGCTGGAATCACAAACTCACCATCAGCCAAACGAGCTGGTTGTTTACCACCAATGACCGCAGGAATACCATCACTCACTCCATCACCAGGACCTTTGAGCAATCTTCCTCCATCAGAATAATCTCCTAAATGGCTTTGTAATCCACCTTCTTTGGCAGTATTGACTACTGGACTATTTTTTTGAATATCTTTTTGTGCTGCTTCAGCCGCCAACTGATCTTGCGATAATGTTTGAATATTAGAACCAAGAGGAGAAACAGCTCCAAGACCTGATTTGGTTGGTGCTAAATGAGCTAATTTTTGAAGCTTTAATAAATTAGTCATGGCTGCATTATAAGCATCAAGATTCTTTGTATCAGGATCTACATCAACATAAGTACTATCTCGTTCAGGCGTTGCCTGTAATACAGGGCGTTTAGAAATCATTGCTAAACCTTGTTGAACATCGCTACCATCAGCTCCAGAATATTTCATAACACCACCACGCTTGGCTGTAGCCATGCTGTAAGGATTTTTTACATAGTTATCATATTGAGCTTGATAATAGGGTTGTGGCTGTGCTGGGAACTGTCCTTGAAAATTTGGTGATATTGGCTTAATGTTAAATGGATTAGTCTGGCCAGATGTTTGAACTGGTAAACTTGGCTGATTAAATGCACCTAAAGCACTTAAAGCTGTTCCACCTAACATGGCAACAGAACCTGGATTAGCTTTTGCAAAATTTAAAGCATTGGTTCCAGAGCTAAATGTATTACTTAATCCAGCACCCATGTTAGATAAACTGGTGGCAGAACCAGCACCACCAACAGCATTCATAGCACCAGCACTACGCATAATATCAGATGGATCAACATTTGGATTTTGAAAAGCTTGACCTAATGCTGTTCTTTGAGCATCGGTTAAGTTTTGCATATTATTAACTTGATCAATCGCTGAATTAAGACTTCCTGATGACTGTGCTGCCATATCTGCTGGAATGCTTGAATTTAATCCAGCATTTACAGTTGCTTGTGTATTAGCAAATTCTGCTGCTGCTTGATCACCACCTTGTTGAGCTGCTGCCTCTAATCCAGCCGAACCTAAGCCTTCAGCTAAACTAGCACCACCCCAAGCTCCAAGTCCAGCCATAAGCCCTTCTTTTAAACTACCAGTAAGAGCAAAATCTCCAGCACCAACAATTGCAGCTGCAAGTGGAGCACCTACTCCAGTAGCCATTAAAGCAGCACCAGCCACCATAGGAAGAGCAGCACTTAAAAAACCAGCTTCAGGAAGACCAGTATGAGGATTAATACTAAGTGAACCACCGTGTTGATTTGCCAATTTTTGTAGGGCTTGAAGCTCCCCAGTAGTCATATGGACTAAGTGGGTATCGTCTCCACGACCATGCTGCTCTAAGTGTTTGGCAATTAACGGTAGACTCATACACGACCTATTGAGTTATTTGGAATAATTTTATCATAATTAAACCGCTGTGCCAGCATAATTTACCCATTTTTGACCATTCCAATAAATAGGATATCCAAGAGTTTGATCAAAATACTGTTGACCTATTTGCAAATTAGCCAAAGGTCGCTGTCCTTTTAATCCATAATCTGGCGTTGCAGTTGCCTGAGTGTAATTATTTAACTGATTAAAATATAAACGCAATTGGCTTAATACTTGATTGTCATGTCCAGCATCATAAGTCGCTGGAGCAACAGGTAAGTTGGGAGGCGTTGGTGCTAAAGGAGTGCCATTATATTTTTGAATATTTGCCATTATCTTATACTCCTTATTATATCACCATTTGAACAGATTGTAAACCTAGCGTCTGCCATCAGGTCTAATATCAAAACGAGGAGTTCCTAATTGCCATGCAACTCCATTTTGACCTGTTGATTTAATAATAAATGACATCTGCCTACCTCTTAATCGAGTAAATACTTCAGCTGTAAATTGTTGAATTGTATATTCAGGAATATTGGTATAGTTTTGTAAACTGGTTACAGCAGGATTAGCCGCTACTCCATAAGCTGATCCAGAACTATTTCTTGGCAAAATTTGAATAGTTAAAGATGGATTATTGGTTGTAGAACCGTTAAAGTTCACATCTGGGAACATTCTCCAAACAAATCCAAAATGTTGTCCTGCATCATCTGGACTTACTTCAAAATCAGAAGATTGAATATATGATGTTATAGGTTGCGGAGTTCCTGTAGAAACATCATCACAGCCATTTTCATGGTAAAGCAATCTGCCGTTATAGTCAGCAGCAATAGGGAATTGATTAATACCAGTTTGAAACCATGCAGAACGTGCCATTGTTCCATAGGCCCAAGTATTTTCTACATAATTGTAAATAACATATTTATCAATAACAGAATTGGGTTGAGTATTAGAACCATTGTTTCCATCAATAGAAACATAGAACCACCATACTTCATTAAATCCTTCATTAGATCCTACAAAAACTTGAAAGTTTTGGTTTTGATTAATATTATCAAATATGTATTGTTTTAAATCACAAGGCAAGGTTTGAACAGTACCGTTATACATGTAAAAACGATCACGACCCATCCAATACGTTACATTATTAATCGTAATCATACAGTTAGGACTCATAATCGATATATTATCCATTAAGAGCTGGAATCCCCATACATAAGGAGTGCCAATATATTGCATTGAATATAAAGCTGAATCAGTCCAAACTAAAATCTCTTGACGAGTTGACCTTGCTCCAACAATATAAGATCCATTTCCTAATGCGTATTCACCAGATTGATTGGTTATTTCTGGAATCCATTGATATACATTTCCTTGATCTGACCATCTTACCAATAAAGGATTAAATGAAGTATTAGGTGATCCAGGACTATAAGGATTAGCACCAAAACAAATTAAAAACTCTTGCACTTCAGAAGAAAGAACCTGATAAGTTGAATTGGGTACAAATGCACCAGCATAAGTAATTGTATAACTACCACTCGAAGGAGCCGTTGTTGTGTTACTAATTGTTCCAACACCAGTTACATTATTCATGGCTACGATATAAGTGTTTGCTGGAATACCTGTTCCAGAAATATACATATATGGATATATATAAGGTGCATTTGCTGATGTTACCGTAATGTTAGTCGATCCAGAACTAAATGTTACTGAATCAAGTAATAGAGTTGTTTGATTAGCCAATGACTGTAAAGATACACCACGGCTTGATACCCCATTGGAATTTTGCCAATAATAAATAGGACCACCACGAGGAGAAAAAACAAGATCCGCTCCAAAGTTATCGTTTGACCATAACCTTAATTGTGTTCCTGATGATGCACTACCTGATGAAGATGCTTGTCCCCATCCTATGGCAGATGGTGTTGATGTAGAAGATGTGGCTGGAATAAATACTGTAACTGCTCCACCACCTGTTGCTGAAGTTACCGCATTAGGAGACCAAGCAGCCGTTACATTTATAGTATATGTATTTGCTCCTGTTACTGTTACTGCATATGACTGCTGTAAGATACCTTTAGGTATTCCACCAACAGAGGAAGCTACACTTAAAAAAGATACTGAATTACCTGTTGTTAAGCCATGTGCTGTTTGCGTAACTGAAACAACATAACTACTTGCAGTTGTAGTAAAAGGATTGGTTAAATTAACTGTAGAAAAACCTGTAGTTCCACTCCAAGATCCTGCTCCCCATCCAGTACCTGTTGTATAAGTACTTAATCCACTTGGATATAAATAATTAACAGTAACGGTTGCACTTGCGGATGATGGTGCACTTGTTGCAGTAATTGTATAAGTTGTAGAAGTAGGCGTTGATGTAACAAGGTAATTACCAAAGAAAGTATATCCTCCTACCGTATAAGAAATAGAAAAATTAATGTAATCCCCTACATTCGGACTATATGAATTGTCTGTTAAAGTAACAGTAGTTGTTCCATTGGTTGTAATAGTAACCGATGTATCTGTTTGAATAATCGGTGTAATATCATTGTAGATACCACCAAAATACAAATAATAACTTGTGCTGGTTCCTACACCAATATAGTTATTACTAATGCCTGTTGTTGCACTTGACCACACCCATAACGATCTTGCTATTCCATTGAATGTGTTTGAATTAACTTGTGTCCAGCCACCAATTTTTTCAGGTAGCCCAGCACGAAATCGAACTTTGTCACCATCATACCAACCACCAGAGTTGGAATAATTTGTGCCTTCTCGATACAAGCCAGGCTTTAAAGTTAATTTGCGTAAAGGCATAGGGTTTATACCAGTATCTTTAGTACTTTAGTAATATTTAATGTTCGCTCTGCTAATCCCAACAAACCACCATTAATACGTTGCGTCATGGTTTTATAATCATCAGCATCAGCACACATATTGAGCGTTCTTTTATTCCAAAACCAGCCAGCAGATAAACAAGCGTATTCTGGCTGTAACAGTAAATCAGGATTATTAATTGCATCAACTCCTGTAGCATCGGTAAATGCTTTATAAGAATCACGACCAGTAAGTTGGACCAAACCCCTTCCTCTGTACTTAAAACCATCGCCATCTTCTAAATTACCCATACGGCCACCATAAATCTTATTGGCAATCTTTTCTGGTGTGTCAAATGGTAAGGCTGATTCTACAGTAGGAAAGCGACTTGGAAAAACAGCATGTAAACGATCAGGTTTGTAATGAAGATTTTCTTCAACAATTTTAAAGTTACCTGACTCATGCATACATTGACCAATGAATGATGCTTGTCTTTTAGGTGTATTAATTTGATATTTTTCAAATACATCTAGTAATGGCTGTAACCATTTTTCATCAATACCAATTGCTTTTAACTGGTCATTTGTCATCATTTTCACCTATTTTAATTCCTATAATCAAGCCAATAAATCCACCAATAACGGTTTGAAATGCTGGTCCAATAATGTCAAACACCTTCGTATCATCCACAGCTGGATCAATGATGGCATAAATAAACATAATGATAAATGCAGCAATAACACCCACTAAAGCATAAGTGGAAATTACTAATATATGATCTTTTGTGTTCATTTTGATGCTACTCCTTGTACTTTTTCAAATGTTCTTAAACCACCCATGCCAAGCATTCCCATCATGAGTTGCCATAAATTATCATCAAGACCTGGCAATAGAGGTACATTGACTCCAAAAGCAGGTAATATTCCAGTTGCAAGCGGCTTTCCTAAATATTGGTAAGCTAAAGCCAGGGCACATACCCAACCAATTGCTGGTCTCCATCCAGAGACAAATAGACTAGAACTAGCAGCTTCTACTTTGTTAATATCAGTTTGAGCTGTCATCGTGGCAAGATCGCCAGACTGTTGTAGTTTTAGGAGTTCTAACTTGGCGTTAGCGGCTTGAGCTGGATCTGGAAAGATTCTAGTGATTAGAGTATTACCAAGGTCTAAGGCTGCTGAAATTGGATCTAGTGCCATATTAATCCTTTAAAAGAATAATTAACATCATACAAATTAATGCCATCATTGTCCACCATTTGAATAACTCATCATCCACGGACTATATCTTTCTTGGTTCGTACTAATACCTTATGTTCTTTATCAAATTTTGGTTTTGGTACTTGTATTTTTTCTAGTTCTTTAATCTCAAAATGTAAATAAATAACATAAGACCAAATAGCTAATTCAACTAAAAATACCGCAAACCAATACTTAACCCAGCTCATACAAGATTAAAATAAAACAACAAACAAGTAATTATAAAAGCAGCAAACCAACAATAAAACTGCACACGTCTTACATCTTCTAATTTATGACCGTAATACTTCTTACTTTCTTGATGCTCTTTTTCTACTACTTGTTTTAATTCTAATACTTTTGACCATTCTTTAACACCATACTTGGCTTTGAATTCTCGTTCGGCTTGATTCTCCGCCTCAATAATTGCACTCTGATTTTGATACTCTTGGATAGCTCGATATATCATCGAATTTTCCATTGCTTCTTCGTAAATCTTATGTTTCTTTCGTGCTTCTAATTCCTGTAAAGCGACCTCTGTTCCATCACGTTGAATATTTTCAATGCTTTTAGTGAGCTTCTTTCCAGCCTCTCTACTTTGTTCAAGGCTCTCAGCTAAAGACTTTGCTCCTTCGGCAATAGGGTTTATGTCTGGCATTCACTATTTTTACGCTGTCCTGTTCCACATATAAACTACAATATATGGCTGTAAGTTTGCATTTGTTCCACTAGACCCTTGTGATGCAGTTGTTCCACTAAAAGTATGTGTATGACCGCTATCTGAAATTGTTGCCTGTGCAGGAGCAATACTACCATATCCTGCATACGAACTAAATGGTCCAGAAACAGTTCCGTTATTGCCATATACACCTGCATTTTGTGATATATTTGCATTTCCTGTATTTGTAGTTCCAGAAAATGTATGGGTGTGTGAAACAATAATAGCATCAGCACTACCACCTGTAGCACCAGCAATAAATGAACTACCATCTTGTCCAATCATTACTCTACCAGCACCAAATGCTACCCATGTTCCAAAACCAAACAAGGTATTAGGGTTTGTACTAACTGTAGATGTATATATAGAACCTACAGGATATAGTATTTGCATAGCAGCTTGAACAAAAGCTGTTGTTGCTATTTTGGTTGAATTATCAGTTGATGACTGCGTAGTTGCTGTTACATTGCTTGCTATTGTTCCACCTGATACTACATTAGTTGCATTAGTGGCGTTTGTAGCGTTAGTTGCAGATGTTGCAGATGTTGCTGTTGCAGCATTTCCACCAATGGAAAGACTTGCCGCTGTTCCTGTAAGTCCAGTTCCTGGTCCTGAAAATTGACTTGATGCCGTTATCGTTGTGCCACCAAGTGTTGTAAATGTTCCTGCCGCAGCTGTAGACCCACCGATAGTTGTGCCGTTAATATTTCCGCCTGTAATCGCTACACTATTGGCGTTTTGCTGAGACATGGTTCCTAAAGAACCTGTTATGTTATTAACAAAAGCAGTCGTTGCTATTTTTGTAGAATTGTCTCCTGGGGATGGCGTAGGTGCTGTTGATGTTCCATTTAATGTTGTGGTTCCTGTAACACTTAAAGTTCCACCTACTGACATATTTCCTGTATCTGTTTCACCAGCAGCTGTTAATGTACCAACTACTTTAAAATCTCCAGGAACGCCATTTAAAAGAGAATATACGCCAACTCCACTACCGCTTTGATTAGTTCCATCTAAATAAACTTGAGCTGTCATTCCTCCTGGAATTACCAATGTTGTAGATCCGCCAGATGCAGACATAGTAATTGGATAAGATCCTTGATTTACTATTGCATACACTTTATTGGCTGAACCACCTGGGCAAGTAATTGTACAAGCTGAAGTTCCTCCTTGAAATACAAGAACTGCATTTCTAGCGTCATCTAATGCACCGTTAATATTTGTTAATGTATAAGTGGTTAATCCTGAAATATTAATAGCCTGTACACCAGTAATGGCTTGCTCAAGCAAAGTACCAAGATTTGCATTGGTTACATTACCCCATGTGCCAGCTAAATCACCAGCTCCAATGATGGTGAGTTTTAATGAGGTTGAATACGATTCTGCCATAATGTTTCCTTATTGTGTATTGTTAATTAATACCCAGTTTGTTGTTTGATTATTACTTATTCCTGCCCAGCTTGGTGTATTTTGATCTAGTATTGGATTAGGCACAATACCTGAAAAACTCAAATATCCTGCAAACGGTGCACCTCCAAAAGTACAAGTAGCAAACCCACCTATTTCATTAATTATTTGATTTCTATAATTCCAACTTGCATTTTCTGTATTGTTAATCGTAGCCCAATTTGGAATGTTGACATCAATAATTGGATTTGGTACAACTTTTGAAAAATTTAAATCCCCTGCAAATGGCGTACCAGCAAATGTACTTGTTGCAAATCCGCCAATCTCATTAATTATTTGATTCCTAAAACCCCAATTAGCTGTTTCACTATCATCAATTCTAATCCAACCTGATGTAATTTGCGAGTCTAAAATAGTAAAGGCTTCAACAATACTATCAAGGAAATTAGACTGCTGGGTACTAGAATCGACTACTGTTATCGCTTCAGCAATTATTTCTACAAACTGGGCGGTTATACTTTGTGAATTATTTAATGTAGTCGGCTCAACTATACTCTCCACAAACCCAGCAATAATTGTTTCAACTTCAGCGATTGTTGTTGCTTCAGTTAAGCTTTCTATAAAAGATGATGTCTGTGTACTAAAGTCAGCAATACCAAAGTTTTCATTTAAACTTTCTAAGAATTGAGCGGTGATTGTTGGCGTATCTAGTACCGTTGTGTTTTCGGCTATGCTTAGTGGAAACTGAGCTGTTATTGTTTCAGTTTCAGTTATTGTGGCGTTTTCAGTAATTGAATCTAATAGGTTAGCCTGTACCACATAAGATGGGTTTTCCAAGAATCCAATACTATTAAAATTACCTGCAAACGGACTACCTGCTATAGCAAACGCAGAAATACTTGGCTGTTGCGTTATGGTGTAGGGTGTTTGCCCCCATGCTTCTACAATAGTCGCACTAAACTGGGCGGATATAGACTCTGACTCTGCACTAGTAATTGGTTCAGTAACATTAAATTGGAACTGAATACTTGCCGCTTCTGTATCTGCAAGAGTAATGTTTTCTGTCTGTGATTCTAAGAATGCGGATGACTGTGTATTAGAATCGGCTAAACCTGAGTTTTCTGTATCGCTTACGCTAAACTGAGCATTGATACTTGGCGTATCTGCTAGGTTTATGTTTTCTGTATCACTTACGGAAAACTGAGCGGTAATTGTTTCCGTCTCAGCACTTGTAATGTTTTCGGTTTGTGATTCTAGAAATGCGGAAGTCTGTGTGCTTGAGTCATTAGATGTTAGGGTTTCTACTATGCCTTCAAAGAAGTTATCCTGCTCACTTTGTACATCAAATATCTGAGTTATTGTTTCTGTAACGCTTGCTACATATTGTGCGTTAAAGACTTGAGAATCGGCAACTCCAACATCTTCTGTTGTTGCTACAACAAATGCCACCCCAATTGCAGCAAATGAAACCTTAGCAAAAGGGGTGATCCCAAACATATTAGTTTGTTACTTCAGGTTTTGTCTCTAAAGATTTTTTGAGCATTTCCATAAAAGCGTTTTTACCCACGTTTAACTGATCAAGGTTAAACTGAGCGGAACTTATTTTACGGTCTAAGTCGATGCAATGGTTAAATAGCATCTGTTGCTCATTTGTTAAATCTTCGTAGACATACTCTACATTATCAATCGTAATGGGGGTCTTTTTATCTTGTCCCATGTGATTCTCCTATAAATTGCCATCAAAAAGGGCTGATGGCTTACCCTAAAATTAAGCTGACCAAGGTAAAGGTTGTGAACTTGGACTTACAGGTGGTGTAATCATAGAAGCAATTTGACCATCAATGTTTGCATAGTAATTTGCTTGATTATCAGTTGCAGCATTAATCCATCCCAAAACTTCAGCTTGAGTTAATTCATTGTAAGGTATGTAATTCTGTTCATTTTGCTCAGGTGTAAAAGTAATGTTTCCACCAATTTCTGCTGTATGTGTGCCATCTGTACCTGATACTATAAAAATAACATTTACAACATAACCTGTTGGGTTAGGTACTGTAAACATCTGATTGATTGTGGTTGTGTAAGTTGTCATTTAATTCTCCTATTAAAGTGATGCTATTACAAAAGCTAAAAGTTCTTCATATCTAACACCAAGTTTAGTTACCTCTACCGCATTTGGTGATGATGCTGTGTAATGTGCATCGTTTTCATCTGTAGCACTTCCATTAACTTCATACCAAGTATCAGAACAAAAAATACCATATTTATTTGCATCTAATCCATTATCAGTAAATGCTTTTTGAACATCTTGAGCAATAACCCCAATATGGATTCTTGCACCATCGCCTTTTTCTTTTACAGCATCATTAAATTTAAATGATTTAATTAAACTTTTTATTGCTTTTGCAGTAGCTAATTCAGCAGTTGTTAAGTCTGCGATTTGTTGTTTTTCAGTTGCATCAGATGTGTTAATTAATGCTGTTGTTGCATAAACTGTAGTCCATCTTCTAGTTGAGTATCCTAATGATGTTGTATTATCTGCAAATGGATAAAAAGCGGCTACACCACCATCAATAGTCACATAAGAAGTAGTGCCAACACCTAAAGTTAAAATAGCACCTGTACTTGCTTGACCATAAATCTTTGCCGTAACATTTATATTTCCACTTCCATCACTATACAATCTAGGTTGACCAATGCCATCAGCTAACACGATATAGTTACTTGCTGTACGGATATCTAAACCACCTTGGTTTCCGTTGAAGTTACCAAGAATAGTATTAGAAGAACCTGTAGTTATGTAATAACCAGCTGGATAATAACCTGATTGCCCACTTCCAATAAAAGTGTTTCCAGTTCCAGTAGTTACGCTGTAACCACACTCTTCACCAATAAAAGTATTACCTTGAGCAGTTGAGCTATAGCCAGCACGACTTCCAATGAAAACACAATTAGCTGCGGTTGTGTTTGAATACCCTGCCTGATAACCTACTGCTGTGTTATTGGATGCTGTGGTGTTTGAAGATAAAGCACCTGTACCAACTGCCACATTATATGACCCAGTAGTGTTGTAGTACATCGCACCAATGATGCCTGTAGTGGCATCCCAACTACCAATAGCTGTATTTGAATTACCTGTTGTGTTTGAAAATAAAGTAGTAGAGCCAAAAGAAGTTACTCCGTTTCCTGTAGTATTTGAATAAGCGGCTTGGTATCCTACTGCGGTGTTTCGTGCGGCAGTTGTATTTGAATAAAGAGCATTTGCTCCCATTGCCACATTGTTTATACCTGTTGTGTTGCTATATAAAGCACCAAGTCCTACAGCAATTAATTGTGCTCCAGTTGTGTTTGTATATGCCGCTTGGTAACCCATTGCAACATTGTTTGATGCTGTTGTGCTATTGGCTAGTGCTTGATGACCAAAAGATGCGTTATAAGAGCCTGTTGTGTTTTTAGCTAATGCACCGTTACCAAAAGCATTGTTATACGCACCTGTTGTATTAAATTGCAGAGCCGCACCAAGTACGCTATCACTTGAACCAACAGCATTGTTATATGATGCAGTTGTGTTGCTGTATAAAGCATTTTGTCCAACAGCAGAGTTTAAACTACCTGTTGTATTTGCATTTAATGAACCTAAACCTAAAGCAGTATTACTACTTCCTGTTGTATTTGCATATAAAGATTGATAACCTACTGCTGTGTTATATGATGCTGTGTTGCTATATAAAGCAGAATTTCCAACTGCCACAGAGTATGCACCTGATGTCATTGATGTAAGAGCTTGATAACCAATAGCTGTATTTAAACCACCTGATGAATTAGCAGAATATAAAGCTTTATAACCAATAGCAATATCTTGTCCACCACCACCTGTATATAGTGCTTGATTACCAATAGCTACTTGATTTGAATAACCCCCAATATACATTGCTTGATAACCAAGTAAAGCATTACCAGAACCTGTCGTATTCGAATATCCAGCTTGATATCCTACTGCAGTATTATTGGAGGCTGAAGTGTTTGAGTAAAGTGCCGACATACCAAGTGCTACGTTGTTGATACCCGTACTATTGGTATACAACGCATTATCACCCATAGCGATGTTTTGATATCCAGTTGTGGTGGAAAACATTGCTTGATAACCAACTGCACTGTTGTTTGTACCAGTTGTTTGGTTGTACAAAGCACGGAAGCCAAACGCTTGACCACCACCTGTGGTGTTGGTGTACATGGCTTGATATCCAACAATTGTATTGTTTCCTGTTGAGGTTGTACTATATCCAGCTTGGTATCCTACTGCTATGTTGCCTGATGCTGTATTATTAGTATAAAGTGATTGATATCCAACAGCTACGTTATTAGAACCTGATTGGTTACTTGCTAAAGAACTTAACCCTATTGCAATATTGTAAGAACCTGTTGCAGATGAGCCACCATTTGCATACGCTTGTGAACCTAAAGCTACGTTTGCAGTTCCTGATGTATTGTAATAACCAGCTGACCAACCAATAAATGTGTTGTTTGCGGCTGTATTTTGATATCCAGCTTGGTAACCTGCTGCGGTATTATTTGAGGATGTAGTATTAGAGTAAAGAGATTGCATACCCAAAGCCACGTTACTTATACCATTTGTATTTGAATACAATGATTGCTGGCCTAAAGCAGTATTGTTATAACCACCAGCACCAGCCGAGCCATAAATAGCTTGATAACCGATAGCAGTATTTCCTGCAGTTTGATAATAAGCAGACTGAAAACCTAAAGCTACTAATCCATTACTTGTTGAAATTGTGTAACCTGATTGATACCCAACCGCTGTATTGCTCGATGCTGTTGTATTGTTTTGTAATGCACTTTGTCCAATACCTGTGTTATATAAACCTGTTGTATTTTGATTTAATGCCGCTGCACCAAAAGCAGCTATTTGACCTGTTGTATTTGCAAAACCAGCACTCCATCCTACTGCTGTACTATACGATTGAGTAGTATTGCTATACAAAGCCTGATAACCCATTGCCGTATTGTAATTAGCTGTAGTGCTTAATTGTAAAGCACCAACACCTATAGCAGTATTAGAACCACCTGTAGTATTTGTTGTTAAAGCATTTAAACCAAATGCAGAATTATATTGTCCTGATGAATTTGATGCTAATGCTCCACTACCAACAGCCGAACTACCACTAACACTACCACCACCTAATCCAACAGTAAGACCATGAATAGATGCGTCAAATGTAGTTGTTAAGGTTGTGCCATTAAATGTTAAATTAGCACTATCTTGTAATAATCCACTTGTGCCAGCATAGGTTACTCGACCACTTGTTAAAGCTGAATCAGTAATAGAAGTAAATGTTGCTGTTCCTAAAGATGGTTGTACGTTTCCTGATGCGTCTAAATAAACCGCCTTCTCGCTAGGATAAGTTACAAATACGTTCTGTGTACCTGAAGCAAAGTTAACAGTAGAGCCAGCATTAGATGACGATAAGACCGTTGTACGAGTTAATGTATTTCCTGCGGAAGCGTAAGTGCCCAGACCCACCTCCCAGTTCGCACCAGACTGGTCAGCAATTGTGTAGTAACAAGTATTACCATTACCTATCGCAGCAGAAAAAGTTTGATAGCCTGTTACCGCACCTAATAGCGTAACCGCTCCTGTACCTGGTGCTGCTGCTGTTTCTAAAACACGGTCTTTTAATGTCAACGCCATATGACGCTCCTAAAAATCTGTTTAAAATCAAGAAGTTGCGGTAGTACTGTAACTTACAGAAACAGTATCACCTGCCGTAACTGCTTTAGCAACTGCAAAATTACCTTCTGAATATAGTGTACCAGCCGTTGAACTTTGTGTACTAACAGCTCCTGTTCCTGTTACCAAGAAACATCCATAAACTGTTCCGCCACCACCAGTAATTGTATAAGTAATCGCTGTTGCTGAAGATGTTGTCACGTTAGATGGTGTTGAGCCTGTAGATGTAGACGCACCAAATACTGCTGTTCCACGAACTGCTGAACCACCAACTGTGTAATTAACAAACTCTGTCCATGTATGTGAAGCCATCGTATCGGTAGCAGCAAATGTTGTACTGTTACCAATCAAGCCAAGAAACGGTCCAACTGTCGTATATGTTCCTGATGTTCTTAATAAAGTATCCAACATCAACTGTTTACCTACGGCTACGACTAAGTTAGGAAACTCTTCTGTCCACTTTAAGTTACCGTTTGCATCACGGCACTCAACGTGGTAATGTCCTTCCACACCCATTCCTTCAGGAATAGTTACATTTGCTTGTAAGGTTGCTACAGCGTTATCACCGCAGCTTGCTAATTCGTTTGTCATAATTTCTCCTAATCTGGACTGCTATAGTTAAGACTGCCTGTATTGGTTCCAATCGTTAATATTGCACTATTGTATGAAGCTGTTGGAAACTGTACTGTAAAACTAGTTGTGCAAGTTTTATCTGATCCAAAATTCAACACAAAACACGCTGCTCCTGTAGTTGCATTATAAATTAATGCTCCTCTTGTAGTAAAGGATGCTGGGTTCCAAACTGCATTATTAAACGATACATAACTTACATTATATTGTGTATTCTGTGTTGGAAATGTTGAAATAACTAAAATATTTCCACCAGCTATATAACCAGTTCCAACTACCTCATTAACTGTTGTATATGCCGCTGTAGACTGCCCTAAATTAGCATTGGCATTATATAAAGCAATCTTATAAGTATATGGGCTAGAAACAGAAAAGTTCTCTAAACCACTTAAAAGGTTTTGTTGAAAAACTGTGCATGATGTTTGAACTATCATACAATGACCTTAAATAAATTTCTTTTGCTTGAATTATCTACACCACGCATTACTTGTAAATTGCCAGGAACATGCAAACCAGAAACAAACTCACCCTGTAAAGGTATTATATGGTCAACATGCCAAGGTTCATTATTTACACGAGTTAACATGGTAGCAACAGAATGAATGCATTTTATTTTTAATTTATCAAATTCAGTTAACCATTTTGGTGTACGTTGTATTCTTGCAGCTCTTCTTTTTGCTACTGTAGTACGTTTAACTAAATATCCAGCAAGTGTTTTTTCATATTTTTTAATTGCATTTTTTCTATTTTCTTTACCTTTAGGTGAAGAATCATAATGTTTTGCATTTTCTTTTCCACGTTCTGAATCCCTGTATCGTTTCATACGTGCAATTCTATTTGCGTATGCAACAGGATTTGTTATTTCCATTATGTACTGGCATTTTTTACACACATGGCGATATCCGTTAGAGTGTTTTTTAAAATCCACCAATTCTTTATTTTCTAGGCATTTTTTACATGTTCTCATAAAACCACATTGCCTTTTAAATTAGTATTTAATTTAGTCATTCCATCCCTGTACGCATCACCACGCTCCATACCATTACCAAGACGAATGGCTAATTGAAGAGCTTCTTGATATTTGTCTTCATAATATTTAACCATATCTTGTTCACCTTTCATAAAGATCATAGCCTCTCGCATAGATCCATATAAAAGAACTGGATCAAAGTTATCACCTAACCAACTTTGACCATTAGAATTATTAACTGTTACCACATTAAAACTAAATCCAGATGCAGTAGAACTACCACCTAAATAAGTAGTATTGACTGTTAATACATCACTAGCATTGTAAAAACTACCGCCATTTTGTAATTGAACAGAAATAATTGATCCGTTTGTTCCTACTAATACATCACCATATCCACCTACGCCAGACTGATTACCACTTGTAGAATAATATTGAAAAGGAACATTAGGATAAAATCCTGGTATGTAGTTAGCTCCAGCACTTGTTAATGCTATGCTTAAAATAATTCCTTGAACAATTGATGCTGGATAATAAAAATAATGCAATTCAGCACCATAAGACATATCAGGTGTTGGTCCAATAATCAACGACAACTCATTAGGATTAGAAAATTGATTACCAAATAAAGCATAATGAAATGGAGTTCCAGTTGAATTAGGATTGGGATAAGCCTCACGAATATAATTCACATCTTTATTCAAAAGATAAGAATAATTACCTGTTGTTGGATTAATAATTGCCAGAGAAAATGTAGCCAAATAATCGTTTGGTAAAGATAAATAAGGATTACTTGCCGTTAAACTACCTGTTACATTCTTCCGTAATGATGGAAACTGAACTGAGTTATAAACACGCTCTTCACATTCCTGAATAAATGTAGGAATGTAAGCAACAAACGTAGACTCCGTATTTTGAGAATACGCTTGTATCGTGTTAAAGAGCTGCTCGTAGTTCACGCCATTGGCCCTCTACTCATTTTTCCTTTAGTTGCTGCACCAGCTCCACGCATTTCAATACCATCTTTTTTTTCTACTGCCATGCCGTAACTTACTCCACCCTTAATAGGATCTTTGATGTTTACATCTTTGGCAGCTTTTTCACGAGCATAAGTTCCACGATCCATAACTTCTTGACCAGTAATATGCTTTTCTTTATTGGTATGTGGATTGGCATATGCCTCTGCTGGTTCAGCAAATTTATTTTTACCAATCGTAATCTTTGGACTATTTTTAGTAGTTGGTTTAACTTGAGTAGCCATTATTTGCTCCCTGCTTTTTGATTATGAGCACGAGCTAAATTGCGACCTACTGCTTTCATCGCCTTGCCTGTCACTCCACCTTTAGCCATTTTAGTAACTGGCTTACCTTTGTGCATATGATGTTCATGTTTATGAACTTCTTTTGCAGCTTCTTTATCAGCAATCTTCACCACTTGTTTCTTATCCATGTTAACTCCTAAGTTGTTAATATCGTTACTTTACCTATTGTAATCACTAAATTCAAGTCATTGGGAACAAATGCATCTGTAAAATAACTAGCCCCTCCAACTGGATTCCAACCCCATTGCGTTTGTCTACTACCATCATTTACATAACCAAGATTATCAACATTATTAACATTTGGATCATATGGATTCGTAAATAGTCCAGTTGTTCCACTTGCTTGATAACTTACATCAGGTCTTGGTTCACGCACAGCTTGTGGATCATTTACAGGATATAAACCTAAACTCAACTGTGGATGATCTGGATCCCAACACTCAGGACAAACTTTAATATTAAATAACTTGGTTTTAATAATTTCTTTTTTTAATTCTTTCAGCAAATATCGTTGACCACATCGGTCACATTCGGCAATTGCATACTTACCTGATGAATACTTACTTGGCATTAAACTATCCTACCTTTAGTCCTACCTTTAGTTTCAATTCCATGACCACGCACAACTGTGCCGTTAAATATTCTATCCAAACTTGTTTTCTGGCCATCAAATCCTTTGACCAATTTTTTACTACGATATTTGTCTTCAACTATGCCACCTTTTTTATATTGCTGAGACTTTGATGCTCGACCAGCTTTTTCAGCAGCCTCAACTTCTTGATCCATAATTGAATGTATTTCTTTGGCTCTTTTGTCACCCTCTTCAGGCGTATCGTAAATTGGATACTTACCTTTATTAATATCTCTTCTAAAATAATCTCTAATTAAATCAGCATCTTCATATTGTTTTCCTTGGATGTAGCCAGGAACAAGGGCTGATTTGCCTTTATATGGACCGCTATCCATTGTCACACCAGTACTATAAACAGTTACAGGCTCACCCTCTGGACCAGTGCCAACATTGTTAAATGCAATATTATCCCTATGATATTGAACAATATTTTTTTCTTGAGGTGTTAATTTCAATTCTGCCATTATCTATTTCCGCCACCATAGAATCCCATTCTTGGAACAAAACGAATAGCAGCTTTTTCTCTGTCTTCATCAGATGCTAATGTCCATTGTTCCATATAATCAGCTTTTAACATCGCTATACGAGCAGGATCTACCCCAGTAATTTTCTGAGATAAGTAATAAGCCAGTCCAGCAACCATCGCAGATATAAATCGAAATGGTATATCATTTGTTGCCGTTCCAGTTCCAGCATCTTGCATTCTACGCAATCTCCAATATACAAATGTATACTGACTGCCTGGTGAATTTGGTGTAGGCCAGACATTAATACAAGGTAGGTTTGTAACGCTTATAGGGGCGTTATAGGCATGTGCAGAAGCAGTTGTACCTGCTTGTCCACGATAACAATTTATAAGCTGTGCAGCAGTTGTAGATACGTTTGGATAATAAATAATTTCATTATCTATCTTGATATATCCAGTTGCAGCTAATCCTGTTAAATCAGATGGAGTAAGCTGAATAGTCGTATCTGTTGATGATATACCACCATTACCATTAGAACCATTTCCAACCAAAGTATAAGATGTTGGATTAACTTGCCCAGATTGGCGATTGATCCATACTTGAATTGGTCTACCTTGTGCCAGTTTATTAGGCAATGTTGAATAAGTATCTTCCGATATACGGCTAATATTAATATCAATTTGATTTTGCAAAGTACCAGTACGAATCACTTGGCTTAATAAATCAATCGTATCAATTGGCAAAGGATAAGTAATCTGACCTGTATTCATGGGAATTTGTCCCTCTTCTACAGTCCATAAATTAATACCTCTATTTGCCCATTCAACAGTTAATATGTTTAAAGAACGTCTTGCAGTTCTAAAATCATAACCACTTCTTAACTCAGCACCGCACCGTTCGAACGCCTCTTCAATGAGTTCGTTCATGTTTAAATCAAATACGGAGGTGCCTGTAGTAGTCATTTATGCATTTTTCTAAGTGTTTCTGCTAACCTTGCACGTTGTCCTAACTTGCCAGGTTTTTTAGCAGCAGCTTCGAGCTTTTTCTCTGGAATGGTATGTCCTTCTTTAACACCCAAAGATTTACGCAACGCACCAGCTCTGTGTATTGCGTTCTGTATCCATTTTTCAGCCATGATTAACTCGCAGCTGGTGGGGTTGGAGTAGCCTCTAGTGCAACTTCTGGAGCAGCTTCTGGAACAACAGGAGGAGGAGCAACTAAAACTGGTGTTGGATCTACTGGTGCAATTTCTGCAAC